TGTTCCCGTAGTAATCGATAGATTACCTGTTGAAGCACCTGTAAATGTTCCTGTACCAACTGTAAACTTATTCGCACTCTCATCAAATCCCATAAAGGCATTTGCTTGATCACCACGTTCAATAACAATACCAGCATCATTAGCCGGTGTACCTGAAGTACCAGTACCATACTCTACTAAAGAGTCTGTTACCGTGGTGTTAGTTGTATTTATAGTAGTTGTGGTGCCGTTAACCGTGAGGTTACCTGTAGCTACAACGTTAGCAAATTGTACATTATCACTTGTTGCAACAGGCTGACCGATGTTAACCGTAAGAGTATTACCTGAACCGACCGTAGCAACACCCGTTCCACCGGCTATATCAAGTGTCTCACTGTTTAAATCAATATTTAGTGCACCACCTGAATCACCTTGGAAATCAAGATCTTGTGCAGTTGTTTGAGCATCGACATAAGCTTTAATAGATTCAGATGAAGCTAACTTAGTAGCACTTGCACCTGACATTGTATCACTATCTAATATAGCTGAACCAGTAATACCTGTATTAAATACAGGAGAGGTAAGTGTCTTCGCACTCATTGTTTGTGTACCAGTTAATGTAGCAACCGTAGCATCTATATTAACCGTAACAGTATTAGCATTACCAACCGTGGTAATACCTGTACCACCAGCGATATCAAGTACTTCGCTCTCTAACTGAATATTTAATGAACCACCTGAATCAGCTTGGAAATCAAGATCACTAGCTGTTACTTTACTATCAACATATGCTTTAACAGATTGCTGAGTTGGTATTAACGTTGCAGAGTCAGAAGACATATTGTCTTCATCAGCAAACGCTGTTACAGTTATTGTGCCATCAGATAAACTTCCGTATGTAACTAAACCTGTCATATTGGCCGTTGCACCTGCAATACTACCTGTTATATTACCTTCGATGTTTGCAACTAGTGTACCTGTTGCATGACCAGTTGCACCTGTATTAACCGTAGTTGTTGGTGCAGCTTGTGAATCTTTAAATAGTTTCCATTTACCAGAATCATTTGCATCTCTGAATAGACCTGAGTATAAATCTTGTGAACCGCTTGTATCGTATAAACCATAGAAACCTATGTCAACAGCATCTGCTGAGCCATTGTTTGTAGCTAATGAAAGCATTGGATCGGCAATGTTTACCGTAGTTGATGACACAGTTGTTTGTGTACCTGCAACGGTTAAGTTACCAGCGATTGTTACGTTATCAGGTAGACCAATTTGTATACCTTGACCACTCGCAACAGTTGTAATTTCGTTTGTTGTGCCAGATATTGTTAAGCTTTGGCTATCTAAATCAATTGAACCTGTACCTGAATCACCAGCTGTATCTAAGTCTTGAGCAGTAACCTGTGCATCTACATATGCTTTAATTGATTGTTGTGATGCTAACTTAGTAGCAGAGTTAGATCCTAAGTTATCTTCATCTAAGAATGCTGTACCACTAACTGCAGTATTAATAACAGGAGAGGTTAATGTCTTAGCACTTAATGTCTGTGTATCTGTTTTAGTTACAACGGTAGAGTCAATAGCGATTGTTACGTTATTACCTGAACCAACTGTATTAATACCAGTGCTACCACCGATACCTAATGTTTCTGTATCAAGATCTATACTTAATACACCACCTGAATCAGCAGTGAAATCTAAATCTTGGGCTGTTACTTGTGCATCCACATAAGCTTTGATTGATTGCTGTGTAGCTAAATGTGTTGCTGAATTTGAATTGAGGTTGTCCTCGTCTAATACTGGAACTGTAAAGTCTAGTGTTCCATCTGAGTCATCGTAGGTTACTGTAATGAATGCTTCGGTGTTTGAATTAACCATTCCACCAATCTGATCTTCAATACTTTCACCAGTTTGTGTAAACTGACCTAATGCATTCCATGCCGTAGTACCATCACCTATCTTAAGATAGACGTTAGTTCTGTCAAAACCTAGTTCGCCATCGGCAAGTACTGGATTATTTGATGCCCAATTGCTTGATGTATCTCTTCTTAATTTAAAAATTGTACTCACAGTGATGCTCCTCCGTCATATGTTTTCAGAACTGCATCGTTATTGTCACCAGCATCGATTAATACATCGCTGTTCCAATTTCCCATGTCAATTTCTGTTATGGCGCCAATAGCGAATATTTCACCACTAGCATCTTTAGAGTACATTACTTGGTCTTGAACGTTTATCGCGAGCTCGCCTTGCTGGAGATCGCTTGCTGTGGGTTTCTTTCCCGCAACCGTCGATTGCTTGATTTTTACTACTGTTCCTGCCATATATATGCCATCTAATTTTATTTAAGGTAGTTATATAACCACCATGTACTTATTTATAATATAATTAAACTCAATTCAATTTAATTAGAATGTTCCACCATCAATTGTCGTAGTAGCTATTGGAACTCCTGAGGAGTTGAATCCCATAACATTGTATTGACTTTGTGCACCTGACACATCAACGAATGACATAGCAGTACCAGCACTATTTGAAATCATAACACTATCAGCAGTAAATGAACTTCTTCCTGTACCACCTTGTAACACAGCAAGATCGTTCACTAATGTTAGTGTACCGACATGCAATCCAGCAGGTGTACCAGAAAATACTTCTGATGTGTTTGTTGCACTTTGCAACATAGTATACGCTGAGGCTGAATCATCCCAACCCATGAAACCAACTCTTGCTGATCCATCGTTGTATCTAAATTCAACACCACGGTCTTTGTTATCATCAGAGCTTGATGAACCTGAAGTACCTAATGTTATAATAGGGTCGTCTAAAACTGTTACTGAACTATTTACCGTAGTCGTTGTACCTTGTACGGTTAAGTTACCTGTGATTGTTGTGTTAGCAAATTGAACATTAGAGTTTGTTGCAACTGGCTGGCCTATAGCTATTGTAATTGTATTATCAGTAACCGTTGTAGCTACACCTGTACCACCGGCGAATGTGATGACCTCACCAGTGTTAACTGAATCATTTGAGCCTGTATCAGCACCAATACTTAATGATGATATAACTGTGGCAAATGATAGGTTACCTGATCCGTCTGTTTGTAAGAACTGTGCAGATGAACCATCTGCTCTTGGATACTTTAATCCGTCTAATATGACATAGCCATTACCATTCGGTGTGATATTAATGTCACCATTTGAATTTGTTGAAGATATTGTATTTAAATCAAGGGTAAGATTATCTACGTTTAATGCACTGATCTTATTGCTTGAATCTGTTATTATAGCTGATGAAGCAGTAAGTGTACCTGGAGTGTGATCCATATAATCAGTATATAACTGACCACCTACGATTCGTGCTACTACATCACCACCTGATGTTTCACCAATAAATAGTTTATCTGAGGCAAAGGAGTAGGCTAACTCACCTACAGCTAAGGCATCGGTTGCAGGTGATCCTGTTCCCGTACTATATTTGGTTATAATTACTGTGCCTGCCATATCCTAATTCCTTTTAAAATGATCCGCCGTTAATTTTTAACAAAGAGTTCGTGTCCTCAATAATAGGTTTAACTTTAAACTTACCGGCAGCTGCATCATATTGAATAAGCGATCCATCTGTTCTTGCAGATACATCAACATCAGTTAATCCTGCCAAACTCTGGCCAGTACTAAGTAATACTTTCTCTGCTTCAATAACCCTTTGGTTAGAGCTCTTCCCCATTAATGTAGGGGATGATGTTATTTTTCCCTGTAGTGCCATATTATGCTGTTACTCCTGGAGTTACGTGTAATTGACCTTCTATAACTCTGGTCTTTATTCCTGAACTTGTCTTTGTTATCTCTATATCATATACATATCGCCCAGGCTTCATTGCATTTGTCTGGGAGTTGCTTAATTGTATCAACAACTTTCCTGCAGCTGCATCTTGCACTGCGCATGTAAAGTCGACTTTAGCAGTGGATGTATAAGTTTTTCTTATCTGCCCTGCTACTGAGTAGCCAGTTAGATTCGCAGTTGTTCCATCAGTATCGTCTACTAATACCTCAGCTGAAAAATCTGTTCCTTGGTCTACACTTAAATCTGAATATACTGCCATTGTTACACCTATTTATAAATTGTTAAGATCCTGCACCGTACAACGATTTAACCGTTGAGCCTGCTGCGTTGATTATTAAAAATGATACTTCGTCTTTTAACTTCGCTCTTGATATTGCATCGTTCACTACCTTTGCTTCAGTGATAGCATTGTCTGCTATGTCAGCCGTACTAGTACTTCCCGCTGTACGAGTAGTAGCAATACTTACTGAACCTAAGTTAGTCATTGTAGCAGAACCTGTTACATCACCAGTTAATGTTATCGTTGGATCAATTACATCAAAATCAAGTGTGTTATCACTATCGTTATATGTTACCGAGATACCTGATTCAGTGTTGCCACCAACCATAGCACCGACAGTATCAGCAATTGATTCTGATAAACTTATACCTGCTATTGTTAAGGCATCAGTCTCTAATATACCATTAACATCAACGTTACCCTCAATATCTAAACTGTTAGCCGTTACGGCTCCTGTCACAGTGATTGCATCTGTAAAAGTATTTTTAAATCTAACACCTGTTGTACCTAGATCAACATCACTATCTGTTACTGGTTGTAATACACCATCTATTAATTTTACTTGATCTGCACCACCAGCTCTAAATATAATATTATTATCTGTAGCAAAATCTATATCGTTATCAGCATCTCTACCAATAACTAAAGCTGCGTTAGTAAGAGATGTTATTGTTGTTTGAGCTACGTTAAGTGCAAAGTCTACGTTATCATTTGTTGTATCATATGTTACAGCAATACCTGTCTCAGTATTACTTGAGAACATATTTGTACCAACTGTATCTCTTACAAAGGTTGCTAAGGCAACACCGTTAACTGTGATTGCATCTGCTTCCATTGTACCATCAACATCTATATTAGCAGAAAACTCTACTGTAGGAGCTGTAACTTTTAAACTACCAGTTCCTGTATCTGCTATATATGAATGTGAACCATCATGGTAGATCTCTAAGCCATCAGATGATGTACCAAGGATAACTTTCTTGCCATCGTTAAAGACTAAGTTACCAGTCATTGTTGATCCAGCAACTGTTACACTACCAGCAACAATACCTTGGTGAGCCTTGACAGCAGCAACAAGAGTAGTTGCACCAATATCACTTGAAGTTACTAGATCTAAATCACCGATCTTAGTACCAAGCTCATTAGTCTTGACTCTCCATTGTTCAAATGTATTTGCCGTTGTTACGTTTACTGTGTTCGCCATATTATCTCTCTATTAATTGTTTAAGCATCATTTTAATTTCTGACACATCGTTTTCTAATTCATTTAATCTTTCTGCTTCTTTCTTCATCCTTGCTCTATTAGCAGAATGTCGTGCACCTTCGCTGCCTATACTTATGATAGCACCAGACCTTGGGTCTCTTACTAAATTTTTATGTCCTTCAACTTTTATCATTATACTTGCACTGCTATAGCACGTAGCTGTTGAATCTTAGGAACAAAGCTTGTACCTGTAGATCTCATCACTAACTTAATTGCAAAATTAGTAAATGTATCAGTAGGATCAATAGTGTATTCTGTCTCTTCATAAGAAGATCCATCTGAGAATGCAACATTAGTTAACACGTTTGTTTGTAAGACCCATGCACCAGCATCAAAAGTTGCTAAAGTATTACCAGTCTTGTAATATAAATCAATGAATGTACCATTTGGTCTATTAAGATCTACATAAACTTTAATTTGATCTGATGAAACTGCTAGTTCAACCGTCTTCGTTACATACTTAGCTAATGAAGTACCATCAACCTTATCTGTTTCAGCAACAATCGTAAGACCAGAATGATCTGTAGCATCAATTAAACCAGTGTTATTATCAATTCTGTTTGCAATAGCAATTACAGATGATCTTTCCATATCAATAACCGGCGATAAGTAATTATTCGTCGAAGAGAATGAACCATTAAGCTGTATTGTATGTGTTGAACCAGACTTAATAACTTGAGGAAGTAATGGTGTATAGTTATCATTAGCAGTAACCGCTTGAGCAGTTCCTGATATAGATCCAGAAGATTTAGGTGATGTATTAACAGTCCATGACTGAGCTGTATCAGGTAGTACAATGTTTTGAATAACAGGAAGCATTGTATTCCAATCTAGATTTTGAAGTGCTGTAGCCGCAGTACCACCACCGTTACCGGCAGTAATAGCATTAGCGTGAGCTGCAGCAGCAATAGTGATAGTATAATCATCTGTTGTTGCTTCAGTAATCGTATGAGCTTTATTTAACTCAGCTGCAGTAAAACCGTTCGTTGCAGCGAAGCCAGCAAATGTTGTTGAATCACCAGCTTTCATACCATGATCTCTATGAGCCACTTTAACTATATTATTTGTACTTGCATTTGTAGCTAATGTTGTTAATGGATTGCTCTTTAAAGCTCTCGGACCTAACACATCATTTCTTAATACCGCTGTGCGTGTAGCAGAGATATCAAAGACACATCTATTCATAACAAACATCAAGTCTTTAGTTTGGTCAGCAGTCCATGTAGAAGCATTCTGTGACATAAATAAAACACCGTTGTATGGCTGTGATGAAATTCTGTTACCAGAAGCATCTTCACCACCGATCTCAGCATAACGTACTGTGTAGTTATTTGAGTTAGCTAATAGAACAAAAGCGAATTCAACTTTATCTTGTAAGTATACAGGTGATGGGAATGTGAATGATGTAGCTGTACCATCTATATTAACTGATCCAGGATTAAGTGTAACATCAGAGAATGGTAGAACCTCTTGTGTTGGGAAACCATTAACCATTCTTCTTATCTGTAATTGTACCGGTATAGCAGCATCTTTAGCAGTAAAGTAAATATCTATTCCACTAATGAATGCAGCCTTATCAAGTAATACTGATTGTGCTAATGGATCACTCCATGACACAACTCCACTATCAACAGTTTGACGTTGTAGTCTAGGAGTTCTAGTTGATAGAATAACTTCTTCTCTAGTTTCAATTAGACCTGCCGCAGTATAATCTGCAAATGCTGATGTATGTGTTAGTGCATCATTGTTAGCACTAGAAGATGTTAATTTAAATTCCTTTGTACCACATGTGAAATTCAATGCAGAGTTATTAGGTATTAAGAATGAACCTGTTACAGCACCGTTCGCATCTGTTGTTAATGCACCTGCAGCACTTGGGTGAGCAGTCTGAGTATTCGGTCCTACTAAAGGAGTATAACCTGGCTGAGCTTCATTAACAAACGCAGCTACAGAAGTACCATCAAAGAATGCATATACTTGAGTAGCAGGTTTCATACGTGTAGCACTAAAGTGTACAAGTCTTGTTCTCATAAATGGAACAAAGTTAACTTCTACAACCCTATCACCTTGACTAACTCTTGAAGTTTCAACTGCAATAGTTGTTTGAATACCTGTTCTAGATTTACCAGACTTATATCGTGTACTTCCACCGCCATAAGTATATGACCATGAACCTCTAGTAGTAGTTCTTCGGCTATTTCCCCAGCCTGGACTAACACCACCACCAGTAGTTGTACCTGGAGTATAGACAGCATTATAACCACCGCCGCCACCGCCTGACCAATGAGTTTTCCATGCACCCCATACAGTTCCTAATTGAGGTTGTAATGCTTGTACCATAGCATCAAATTCGCCATCATTGTTGATGGTAACCTGTGGTCTACGATCTATATCAATCCATTCATCAGTCGATGGCGATAAAGCCATTGAACCTGTCCAGTTGAATACGTTATAAGGGTTAACATTAATTTGACCAGAGTACTGTGTCTGGCTTATTAAAGCAGCAGTACTATATGGTAATGTAACTAAGTCACCTGTTTTTTGTGTGCTAGATGATGCATGATGTACCATCGCAGCATTACCTTGAGAAAATGCAGGTCTTAGTGTACGATTAGGTATATCAACAGATGCTCTATATTCTTTTGACCAAGACTTAGACATACGAGTATTCGCAAATCCGTCTACTAAGTAACCAGCTTTCCATCTTGGATTATTATCTGTATCTAAAATTTGTCTGTTCTGTGCTTCAGTCTCTAAGAAATTAAGTGCAGTATAGTATTCTACTTGACCAACTCTTGTATCAAGACGACCGATGTCACGCATTGTGTATCTACGTTGATCTATAAATTCAACACCAACTTCAGCTGTAGTTAATGTATAAGCAGGTATGCTTAATGTATATAGATGCATTGAATCACTTGGACAGTGACCAGCTTCAGGGTTACGTGCTGGAACACCTTTTACAACACCGAATTTACCTTTAGAATCTAAAAAGACTTTATCCATTCTAGGTAAGTAGAACTGAATATCAGTTTCAAATTGTGAGAATCTTCTTGGAGCAAATGCTGTTCGTGCACCTGTACCAGTAAAGTTAGTACCAGCATCACTGACACGTGGTCTAAAGTCAACAGCTGATCTTAATTCTTGACCATCAGGTGTTGTTGGAATAAGTGAGTAATCAACTTGACCTGTATATGAATCAACTGTAAAGAAGTCACCTGCCGAATGTGTAAAGAACTTATATGTAACAGTAAGTGCTACAGCCGCAGTATAGTTTGATGTGGTCTTAAGTTTAATACGACCAATACCATACTTAGTCTCTGTTTGTCCAGTATCTAATTCAAAATGTTCAGTAACATTAGCAGATCCTGAAGTCTCAACAACTGAGGTTAAACTAAATACATCAGCTTTACCTAGAGCTTGACCGTCACCAGTATATCCACCTGACACACCAGCGGCAAAAGCTACTGAAGTATCTGAAGATAATGTTTTAGTCTTATGAATTGCAGTTTTAATAACAGGTGCAATTAGTCTTACACTATCACCATTAGCTGATGAAGGTAAGTTAGCTATGACAACACTTGGAGGTGATGCAGCATTATTAATTGTAATGTCAGCCACAACAACTTCTTCACCACCGACTGTTGAGTCAGTATCGTTAATTAGAATCCAGTTTGTGTTTGCTCCTTTAGAACCGAATTGCTCACCAGCAGATGCAGCAGTAAATGTAGCAGTACCAGAACCTGATACAGTAGCTGCAGTAAATACACGGTTAATTTCGTATCTATAGTTATAATCATCAGTAGCACTTTCGTCAACAACGCTATCACATGATTTAACTCTTTCATATGGTAGATCAAATACTAAGTTGTCAGTACCAAGGTTATATGCTGTAGTAGCAGCTGAGTCAGCTATCGTTGCAGCAAATGTTGTGCCTGATGCAGTACCTTCTTTATCATCTAGAGTAACAGCACCGGTCATTGTACCAGTGAAATCGAATATATGTAATCTATATCGTGAAGCAGTAGATGCACCATTACCACTTACACGTTCGATTGAACGAACACGACAAGTACCAATCTCACTACCACCTGAATTCTCAATACTTATTGTACCGAATGTAGTAATATCAGGTACGCCAGTCATATGAGTACATTCGATAAACGCATTATGAGTTACCTCTGTAAGCTTATCTGTAACTAATTCTGATGTTCTCGCTTTGTCAAATGCAACATTAGTAGTTGCTAGTGTCTGTATCTCATAACCTCTTACATAAGCTTTAGAAGGCTCAACTGCAAGAGATAATTTAGTAGCATCAGGACTTGCTGCCTGATGTGTTTTGACAAGTGCTTTGAATGGGTTAACATAATAGTTACCTGATTCATCAAATGTTCTACGAGCTAGTGTATCAGCTAGAACATTATAATCAGCACTGTTTGCATTCTTAGTAATAACACCAGCTTCTAATCGAGCAATAAGAACAAAGTTACCTGAGGCAGCATTTACTGCCTGAGTACTTAGTACTGCTGTAATAGAATAACGATGTGCACCTGGAGCCGAAACATTAGGTGTACCTGTAGCATTATCATTTAATGATGCATCCTCACCTGAACTAACTAATTTTTCAGTGACAAGTAAACCAATATCAAATGATACACTTGATGTATACTTAGATAATACAATAGTCTTGGCCTTAGCCACAACCATATGTTTCTTAATATAATAAATACCATCTTCAATAGATACAAGAGAACCGAATCCAGTTGCAC